AACCTACCTTTTATGCAGGCAATGATGTCGGGGATGCCCGCCGTCCCGTACATACCGCCATGCTCTTTCCAGCAGAAGCACCCCGGCACGGTCTTAAGGTACTTCATGATCGCTTTTACGATGTCCGATTCTTTCATCTGTCAAACGAACCTCCCTGTTTACAACGCTTCTGACACATTTGACACGACAAATCCCATTTTCATATAAATTTCTGACTGAAAAATCAGGGTATATAAATTATTGGTGTATATATGGGAAGATAGGATTTACGTGTAAAACGTGTCAAATGTCAGAACGAATCCTGGCGATGCCCTTTGGAGAAACACCGCCAGGAATCCCGTCATCCCAGCACCTCGCCGAGCCTGATTCCGGTAAGAATGCGCCTTTTTCCAAGTTTATCGATGCCCCTCGTCACATCGGGTAACGCCGCCGTGATCTGCTGCACGAAGTTCTTCTGCGAGTACGGTTTCAGGCCACATTCCTCACAGTAGCCCTTATATGCGTTGAACAGTTCCGTAGAGCCTGCGGAATACAAGCCGTCCAGTTCGCAGTATTCCTTCACGAACGACAGAACGGAATCCGACTCCTCGCGGTACTGCTGCAGCTCATCGGCGTTGACCTGCGTTTCGGAGAACACATAGTGATTGTTCATGAGCCTGCGGAGCCCTTCCAATGCGAAAAGGAAAATGCCGTCCGCTTCCATGCGAAACTTCTCCAGCAGTTCGGGATCGCGCTTGTCCTGCGGCACGGTGTGATTGAACCGAATGATGATGAGCCTGCGGTAGAAGCCCTCCGAGCGGTCACCGTAATTCTTCGGTATGCTGTTGCAGGAAAACAGGAGTCTTGCGCTTGACTGGAACGAAAACGGATTCTTGTTCTTTTTCTCCACGGTCAGATAGTCCTCGCCAACGAGCGCCTTGAAGATGCCGTTATCGTCAATGTTCTTCGTGGGCAGGTCGGCGAAGATGTTAGCCAGCTTGCCGAAGAGCTCCGCTGTTTTGAACCGCTCGTTAAGCGCCTGCCACGACACGTTTGACACGTTCTTCTTTCCAAGAAGCACATCGTTCAGCACACGGAGCAGCACCGACTTTCCGGCTGACGCCACCCCCACGATGACAAAGCACTTCTGCGCGGAATTGACCGGGATAAGGAAATAACCGAGCATCTCCTGTATCAGAGCGACTTGATCCATATCGCCGCCCATCGACTCCTTGAGGAACTTCTTGAACAGCGGGCAGTCCGCTTTTTTGTCGTAGGTCACGGCAAGCTGCACCGTAGAGTAATAATCCGGCGTGTGTTCCGTCAGCGTATCCTCCAGGACGTTGTATAAGCCGTTGCGGACATTGATGATGTAGGGATTCGCATTCAGTTCGCGGATGTCCCTCTGCACCAGGAGCCGCCATTGCTTCTCCGCGTCAACGATCTGCGACATCTTCGTTTCCCGCACCAGCATCTTCTCCTGCACGAGCCGCTGGGCTTCCATTTCGGACATCTCGCAGTAAACGCCGCCGCGGTAATTGAAGTGCTGCTCCGCCGCGTAGAACACCTGCTGATTCTCCGACATATCGTTTGCAAGCACTCCCGGCAGGAAGCGCAGCCCCTTGTCGGTCGGCTCGTACCAGTCGGGTATCGCGGTACCGGCTTTCGCTCTCTTCGCGGCCTTGCTTGCCTGGTACGCTTTGCTTGCGTCCTTGAACACCATGTTCAGCGATTTCAGAAATGACGCCTTCAGCTTGAAGTGATCGCGGATTTCGGAATTGATGATGACGTCCGCCATCACCACGTCCTGGTTATACAGATAGTCCGAAACGAACTGCTTTGCCGCCTGCAGGTCTTTTATCGCCTCGCCCGTCACGGGGATGCCATGCAGAATGTCGAGTAGAGCGTCCGCGGGCAAGGGCTGATAGCACCACGCCGCCGGGGACTTGACCGGGCATTCGCCGGCCGCGAACTTCGGACACTTGAACCCCTTCTCGCAGATAGTCTTGCAGGTGATGGGATTCGTCCCGCTCTCAAGAAAATGGTTTATTTTCTTCTGCGTGTTGCCCTCGCTGTATCCCGGATACGGAGCGGACAGGTCGTGTATCATCTTCGTGCCACCCTCGAACGGAGCGAGGTTTGTTATCATGGCGTACCAGTCATGCTCCGAAAGGGACGCCGCGTCATCGCGGCAATGCTGCATGAATACGCATGAGCGGAATACCTGGTCGATGCCTTTTTCCGTCCCGCACTTGCGTTCCACGGGAGCAAGGTCTACCTCCGGCAGCACGTCCGAAAGCTGATCCTGCGTGTATTTGCGTTCGGGATGGAAACTGACGCAGGTCACCTCCACGGGAGTATCCTTCTTGCAGTGCATGAAACCGGGAAGGCGCATGACCCTCGACTCGTTCACGCACATCGGATCGCCGTCAAAACACTTCACGAGCTGCGTCTGTATCATGCGGAAGCGTTCCACCTTCGCAGTCGAGTCCATGAACCAGTACACATGGTAGGACTTCTGAGTTTTCATGACCATTGACGGAGGAAGCGGAAATGCGTCTATCTTTTTCTGCTGCTCGTCAAAGCTGCCGTTGTCCATCTCCACGAAGTGTGCGTTGATCCTCGTAATGGAATCATCGTCCTGACCGCCGTAGTTGACCACAAAGAAGATGCCGCGGTTCATGGCGTTATGGTTCTTGAGCGTTTCTTCTACGCTTTTGTACTTCCCGCATTCGCAGGACAGTTTTGCCCCCTGGAACACGCCACCCTTCTTATCGTCAAAGACGCGGAAGCAGACGGTATCGGTCGGATTAAAGAGAGAACCGAGAACATCGGTCACCGTTACGTTCATGCGCCCACCTCCTCCATAAACCTGAGCTTCTTGTTCAGCCGCCTTGCTTCCTCGATCTCACGAGAGACGCCCGGCGATACCTCGCCGAACACCCACACCTCGTCACACTCACGGAGCAGCGCAAGTCCGAACATCAGCCCAAGCTCCCGTTCTTCGGGATCGTTGTCGTTAAGTATCTGCGGATACAGAAGGTGGCTGGCTATCGGCATATATCCCTTGTCAATGACCAGGCGGCAATAGCCGATGGCAACCTTCACGTTCGCATCCACATCGCCCGCATACCTGGAAGCCACATAAATCTTCCTGCGGTTCTTGTCGGCATAGCGTTTTTTCTGCTGCTGCCGGTATTCCTTCATTATTTGGCTCATCGCCGACCCTGCGGTCGGATCGGCGTAGCCCTCGCTGTTTTTGAACATAGTCAATCCTCCAGTTCTTCCATCATTCCAAAGGTCGGTCCCGCAGACGCTTCCGCGATCAGCGGAAGGTCAAACTCCGGGAAGGGCTTTTCTTCCATGCAGGTACGGATAAAAGCCACCGCCTCCTTCAGCCTGTCCTCTGGGATAATGAAAGTCAGTTCATCGTGTATCTGAAGGATGGGCTTGAGCCATTCCCGCTCCGGCAGTCCGGCAAGTATCCTCGTGATGGCGAGCTTCAGAATATCCGCCGCCGTACCCTGGATGGGAGTGTTCAGAGCGCACCGCTCCGCAAACGACTTCTGCCCCCAATTATCCGAGGTGATGCCGGGGAGGTACCTGCGCCGTCCGAGCCAGGTTTCGGAATACATACGCCTCGCGGCGTCCGCTTTCGTCTCTTCCTGCCATGCGGTCAGACCCTTGTATCCGTGCTTGAGGTTGAAAAGTATCTCCTCACACTCACTCACGGATTTTTCAATCCCCGCCTTGAACTTCAGCGTCTTTTGCAGCCCCCGCGGGAACAGCCCGTAGAATGTGCCGAAGTTCACGTTCTTGGCAATCGTCCTGTGTTCCTTGTAATTCTTCGAATGCTTGTCCTGCGCTTCTTCATAGCCCACGCCGAAAATGACGCTGGTCGTGGCGGCGTGGATATCGCCGTTTTTGCGGTAGGTGTCGAGCATCCTCTCATCACGGCAGTAGAATGCGCCCACGCGCAGTTCTATCTGCGAGAAATCGAGTGAGAGGATAAGGCAGCCCGCCGGCGCTTTGATGAAGTTTCGGACGCCGATGGGATCGTTGGTCTTCCTGGGCATATTCTGCGCATTGGGGTTCCGGCAGTTCATCCTGCCCGTATCCGTGGATAGAGCGAACAGTTCCGGATGGATGCAGCCCGTCACGGGATTGAGGTATTTCAAGTACCCGTCAATATAGGTGGACTTGATCTTGCCCCACTTGCGGTACTCCTGCACCAGCGAGAAAAGACCAGACAGTTCCGGCCGGTTCGAATCACACCACTCCTTGAGGAGCGTCATGGTCATATCGTCTGCCGCCTCGCGGTTGGTTTCCGTGGTCTTCAAAATGGGCAGTCCCAGGTCTTTATACAGATAGTTCTTGAACGCCTGCGTGGAGCAGTTCGCTCCGATGTTCACATCTCCGATGATGAATTCGATCTCCTTGCGGATGCGTTCCATCTCGGCTTCAGCTTCTGCCTTTCGCTCCTGCATGAGCGTGAGGTTGACCGGGATACCGTTCGTTTTCATGATGCCAAGGTACACGGCGGTCGGGCTTTCGATCTCCTCCACGATGTACCTGTGTTTCGGAAGGTAGCGGTCGAACCAGTCGTTGAACTTGTGATAGAGCCGAAGGGCAAAATCGGAGTCGGCAGAGCCATAGCGGACGGTCTCCTCGCCCTGCGCATCCAGCTCGTCAAAGTGCTTTCCATCCGTAACACTTGAAAATGACGGGAGCGGTTCTCCGAACAGTTCCTCCACCAGCCGTTTAAGACCGCTTTCGTTCAGCTTGCGGAACTCGTATATGCTTTTAAGGCTCATCTGTGACGCACAGATCGTGTCGTACACGGGAGCCTGGATCACGATGCCCCTTGCATACGCCATTGAGGATTCAAAGGCAATGTTGTGGGCGATCTTTATAAGCGTTTTATCCATGAGGAACGCCGTCAGAAATTCAAAAAAAGCGTCCTTATCAATATTGGTGCCGACACGGTGGGCAATGGGGACATAGATGCCTGTGCCTTCCTTGACGGAGAAGGAGCATCCGACAATATGCGCCCTCGCGGGATCGAGAGCCGCCTTGTCCTCCTCGCGGTACGGATCGTCGGGAGCAGTCTCAAAGTCGACCGCGACAATACGGCTCCCGCCGATGTAATCCCGTATCCCGTCCACCGTGGTCACACATTTATATTCTGTATTCATGCGTAATCACTCCTATGGGAAATACCCGGAGGAGCGTTTCGCCCCTCCGGGCTTTCATGTGCTTTACTTCAAAGGTTCGATGATTTCTCCCGTTTCGGGATTGACCAGCGGCTCATCGTCAATGAGGGACGCCGGAGTAAGATTGCCGGCATAAACCTTGACCGTTTCCGACACGCCCGCCACGGCGTTGCGCTCCTCCGCGGTCAGCATACGTTCGAACGAGAATACCGCCTGGGAGAATGCGATGCCGGATGCGTTAGTGGCCTTCTTCAGCGTGATCTTCGTGACCACCTGGTTCAGCTTACGTCCGCGGGAAAGCTGGCTCTTCACATAGTTCGTGAAAGACTTGAGCGACCCGGTCGGCAGGGAAAGCGTAATAGGGAACAGTTCTCCCTCACGCAGAATGTAGAGCATACGCTTGTTCTTGCACAGCTTGCTCTGACCCTCGCCGCTGCCGAATTTGTTATACGGACAGCTTGCGCAGTTCCCGCCGGGAGTGCCGATGCCCGTCACGCCGTCAAAGGAGCCGCAGTCAGGAGGATTGTTCCCGCCCGTGTACTTGTCGTGATAATAGGCATAAGCCGGATGGTTGTAGACGATAACGCCGGTGATGTCCTTTGCCATCTCGGACTCATCGCTCTCAGCAGAGGGAATCTCGAACGCCGTGCCGCCGCCCGCAGGCAGCTTCACGCGGTCAAAAGAAAACTCAAGCCCCTGGCAATCGTCCGCCATCGCCTCGTTCAGTACGTCTCTGTTCGCAAGTGCAGCGAAACCCTCGTTCACTGCGATCTCAGTATTCTTCTTATCTGACATGATCAATGTCCTCCTATGAAATGAAATAAGTTGTGGTTCTTGCATTGGTGCAGTGAATCGGTGTTCTTACGACTTGCGGATGCCGACCGACACTTTTTCATAAGTGCTTACGGTATCGCCGAGCCATGCCGGGAAGTCTTCGCCCGTGGCTTCCCGCTGCTCCTTGATGAAGGATGCGAGTGTGTTTGCATTGACCGTCTCCACGACCAGGCTGCCGTATCCGTTGTCTTTCAGAGCCTGCATCATCTCGTCCTTGCGGCCGGATGCCGGGGACGCAAACAGTCTGCTCTTCAGATAGAACGTGCTGCCATTGCGGGAGAAGCGGTCAAGTTCGGCTTCTGACATGGCATCGGAGAGCTGCTCGTCCAACTCGGCGATCTCCGCAGCCAGAGCCTTGGTCTGTGCTTCGAGGTCCTTCTTCTGTTCCTGCAGAGTCTTGAGCCTGTCAGCCATTTCAAAGATTTTTGTGTTCTCCATCGGTGACTACCTCCTTTCACTTACTACCGAGGAATTCAACCCCCTGTGTGAAAGGTCAGTTCTTAAAGGGATTCCTGCCCTTGCGGTAATCATCCACGAGCATCTTGGCGAGGTTCAGCTTCTGCCGGAGAGCGTATAGTACCTTGCGGTCGACCGTACCCCTACATACGAGGTAGATGTAGTGGCAGTTCTCTTTCTGACCCGCCCTGTGGATGCGCGCCTTCGCCTGCTCGAAATTGCTCATACTGTAATCAAGGGAATAAAAGGCCATCGTGCTTGCTGCCGTGAGCGTGATGCCCAGACCCGCCGCCGCGATCTGCCCCACGAACACACGGCACCTATCGTCATACTGGAAGCGATGGATTTCATTGTCGCGGTCCTTCACTCCACCGCGCACAACGGCATAGCTGACCTTTTTCTTTTCAAGAAGCTCTTGGATATCGTCCAGTTCCGGCACGAAACGAGCCATGATGACGAGCTTCTTATCTTCAGCCATAGCGGAATCGATGATGTCGGAAAGAGCGTCCAGCTTGGCGCGGCTCACGGTATTGACTACGCCATCGTCATCGGTAAGGTGTCCTCCCGTGATCTGCGACAGGCGCAGGAGCCTTGTGAGGATGTTCGCCGTGGTTACCTCCGACTCGTCCAGTTCGGCGTAGCTCTCGTCCTCAATGCTGTCGTACAGTTTTATGGCGTCCTTCTCCAAGTCCACGGTACGGACTTCCTCAGTGATCGCCGGAAGGTCGAGGCACTCCGCTTTCGTCACACGGTACGCCACGGAATGGAGCCGTTTCAAAAAATCGTCCGTCATCCATTTGCGGAAGATCGGCGTGTGGTTGCCGTAGCCGCCCATGTCAAAATACTGGTTGCGAAAGGCGTAAAACGATGTGCCGAATATCTGCGGATTGAGGAAGCGGTACTGTGAGAACACGTCCAGTTCGCGGTTCGTGATGACCGTTCCCGTAAGGAGCAGCTTGTACCTCGCCTTATCGCCGATGTGGTGCATCCCCTTGCTCTGGGAGGTGCGGTTCTCCTTCAGCTTGTGTGCCTCGTCCGCGATCACCAGGTCGGCGTTGTATGCCAGCAGTTCCTTTTCGAGCCGCCACGCCGATTCGTAATTTACGACCACGACCTGCAAGCCCCCGTCCGGCAGCTTTGTGAGCCGCTCCTTCTTTTTCGCCGCCGTACCCTTGAGGATAGTCATGGAATATGGGAAATCGGCGAACTTCTCAAATTCTTCCTCCCATACGCCGAGTATGGAAAGCGGCGCGACTACCAGCACACGGTTGACTTTTCCGTATTGGTACATACACCCGGCAACGGCGATGCTCACTATCGTTTTGCCCGTTCCCATTTCCATAAGAAGAGCCGTGCCGCGGCTCTTGAGACGCTCGTCAAATACGCCGAACTTGTCGCAGGCAAAGGCAAACGCCTTTTTCTGATGGTCATACGGAGACGCCTTGATCGGCATCATCAGTTCGATGTTTTCATTCATTGCCGTCACCCCGCATTTCCTTGATCTCGATGCCCTGCACGGATTCACCCGGCGTCAGCACGAGAACCTCGCAGAATTCTCCGAAGAGAAAGGTGAGCAGCTTTTTCGGAATGCTCCTGTGTTCGCTCTGCAGGACTTCCTGCTTATTGCCGCTTTTGTCAGCGATATTGATTCGTATTTTGTGTTTTAATCTCATAAGTTCGTCCTCCTGTTCCTGATCTGCATTGCTGCGGAGGATGGATGTATTTCCTTCCTCACTCACTACCGGGAAATTCAACCCTCCGAAGAGGTGCGGCCGGGGAGGACTCCGACCGCCGTATGCGCCGCCGCTCATGGCTCAGTCCTTCTTCGGGTACTTGTGGCGTTTCACACGCTCGACCCCGAAAGACTTAGCGACCTTGTCGACGATCTTGTTCTTGCGGTTGGTCATCGCCGCGGAGGACGGCAGCTTGCCCGTCTGCTCGGCTTCAGCCTGGCGCATCTCCTCAAGCGGAGTACCTTTGCCGAAATGCTCGAAGAAGAAGTCCTGCTGCGATTCGGTGCATTCCTCGTCAATGACGCGGCGGGCTTCCACTGCCTGGGGATTTTCCTGCTCCGGCTCGGCGAACATGGCGTCTTCCGGGCTGCTGCCTTTGTCGGCAATCATGTCCCAGGGATCGACCGCGTCCTCGTTGTCGGGATCGGCCTTGTAGCTGTTCGCCTTCGCGTCAAACAGGGGATCGCGCAGTTCGCTCTCGTAGCGATCCTGCAAATCCATGTCGTGGTCGGACTCATCGAGCATGATGGTCAGTTCGAGCGACAGGTCTTTTCCGACCTCAAGTCTCTGCGTTACCACGCACTTTGCGTCATCATCCCAGCGTTCGTAGCAGTAATACTTGCCGTCAGCCGTCAGATAACAGGTACGGTTGGGATTGAACCTGCTTTTGCGTTTCTTTGAATCGTTGTTTCTTTGCATAAAAATGGCTCCTTTCAGATTCCTTGGAATCCGCAGGAGCCGTTTTCATCCGTAGAAACAAAGAAAGACGGCTTGGATATAGTTCACCCGTTGTGGGTTTTGAACTAAATCCAGGCCGTCATGCAGCTCTGCGGATCTCAGTATAAAATTGTGATTTATGCCGCTTTTTTTCGACTTTCAACTTTGAAGTCGTGTGTGGCAACTCTTGTGATAATGGTTACTATATCTTGGCGCTCAACAGTAAAGGTTTCCCCGACTGCGAGAACTGCACTGGTTTTATTTCCCTTGTAGAGACATTCAACCAGCCCCGTTTCAGGATTTCCCATACAAGCTAACCGTCCAAGACAATCATGAAATGGAATCACCCATCGCATCCTCCTTTCTTAAACAAGTCATAGGCATCGCCTCCTCATTTTAGCTGTTACGCTTAATTGCGTACTCAATGGGTAAAAAAGAGACTCTCACCGCATTACTGCAGCAAGAGTCAGAGTAAGCTGCATTCTTCGAGACGTATTTCTACAGACTGTTTGGATACATCAAAAAAATCCGCCAGAGTACAGATGGCACTCCTGTTGTCCTTACCATACGCTACGCCAAGATGCTCCGCCGCTTCAACAAACGTGTTCTTTGGCATCAGGATTCTTGGTGCGATACCGATGGCCTGTGATTCCATGATGTTATCTTCGTCTGTTGACTCGGGCAGCTGATCCACACGGCACTTGCAATACTTCGCATATCGTGGAAGAGAAAACTTTTGCATCTTATAGTAATATCGATGCTTGTACCAATGAACACATTCGTGGGCAATCGTGTTGTTACGACAACCGGTATTTGTCTTTTTCACCGCCTCCGGATCGATCAGGACTGTCTTTGCTTTAAATGACTTGGTGTCGTATAGTCCTTCATCGGGATCGTACACCTCTACGGCCCCGTCAGTAAAGATCGTCATCCCATAAATATCCAGTTCTTCTGATAGACAGATATACTGAACATCCAGACCAAGACCGGTTTTGGCAATCTCTTCAATCGGAACTGGCATAGGATTCTTCAGCGCATCTGGATAGAACTGCTCCAGGAACTCACGTGCAACCTTATCGTATTCAGCCGGAGGAATGTATGGTACGAGTTTGCGACTATTGTAGTCCATCATTCGCCTCCATTTCTCTTGTCGATGATCTGATTGACTTCCTGCCAAAAATCATCTCCAAGCCCCTGACTTTTTGCCCTGCGAAGTGCGACACGTGCATTGGGGAGAGCCTCATCCATGATATACTCAGGCAAGTCAGGAGATACCTGTTTACGCTCACGCCCAGCAAGATCGAGCATTTCCTCACGCTCTTCTTCGCTCAAGTTTAATACCTTCGCCAAGGCCTCCAGCCCATCAATATCCGGCGGATTCCTCCGACCTTTTATGATGTCAGAAAGATAGGTTACGGAAACCCCCAACTTCTCGGCAATCGGTCTTAACTTGACATCCTTTTCAAGTCGCTTTTGTGCAATGAAAGCACCAAATTCACCTGCCACTTGTTTTTCCTCCTTTCGCTATTACGCTTTTATGCGTACTTGTATTATAAATGAATCCCCGGAAAATGTCAATAGATCTGCGTAATTTTCCTCAAGTACATATTTCACTTGATTTTGGGCATTATTTTTGATTTTGGGCATTGCAAAATCAAACCAGCTGTGTTATAATAGACTTGTCGGATTATAGGAAGGAGACACAACCATGCCAGAGCACGGAGGTAAAAGGGAAGGATCAGGTAGAACCCCACTTCCCGAAAGCGAAAAGAAAATCGCAAAAACAATATACATAACACCAACTTTGCAAAGCGACATTGATCAGTTTGCAACTGGTAATAGCTTTTCTGAAAAATGCATCGATCTCATTAGCGCACAAATTTCCCGCAGAAAACGAACGCAAGATAAGACCGTCAAGTTTATCGATCTTTTTGCAGGACTTGGCGGCATCCGGCTTGGTTTCGAGAACGCTTTTAGAGAAAAGGGCTTTAATCCTGTTTGCGTATTCAGTAGTGAGATTAAGGATTACGCCATTAAAGCATACAAGAACTACTTTAATGATGAAGAAGTAGCTGGTGACATCACTCAAATATCAGCAACCGACATTGAGGATTTTGATTTCCTGCTCGGAGGCTTTCCGTGTCAGCCCTTTTCTGCTGCTGGATTAGGCCTTGGCTTCGAGGACACTCGAGGTACTCTCTTTTTTGAAATCGAACGTATACTAAAGGAGAAACAACCTTATGGCTTCCTCTTAGAAAATGTCGAAGGATTAATTAATCACGATGACGGTAGGACGCTATCCATCATCATCGACCACCTAAAGAAGCTAAACTATTATGTTTCCTATCGATTGATCGATAGTCAATTCTTCGGATTAGCACAATCTCGAAAACGGGTATATATTGTTGGGACAAGGGATGCCCACATATCTTTGGACAACTTCGAAGAACATACTGCGGTTTTGGGAGACATCTTGGAACACGGACTACCCACGGTGGATTCTGAATTCACGCAAAAACTATTTGCTCATTTCACCCCAGAACAAGTTGTCGGTAAGGCAATCAAAGATAAACGAGGCGGCACCGATAACATCCACAGCTGGGAAATTGGGCTGAAGGGTAACACAACAGCAGAACAATCCGATTTTTTGAATCTCCTTTTACTTGAAAGAAGGAAAAGAAAATGGGCGGCAGAAATCGGTATTGATTGGATGGATGGAATGCCCCTTACAGAAAAGCAGATTTCAACATTCTTTCATCACGATAATCTTAAGGAATTCCTCGACGAGCTTGTTGAAATGGGATACCTAACACTGGAATATCCCCGCAAGAAGCAGAACGGCAGACGTGTGCCTGACGAAACAAAACCTAAAGGCTATAACATTGTTGCAGGCAAACTCTCATTTGAGTTTACTAAAATCCTCGACCCTGCCGATCTTGCGCCAACACTGGTAGCTATGGATGTTTCGCATTTAGGCGTTGTTGACGGAGATGGCTTGCGCAGGCTTTCAATCAGGGAAGGGCAACGCTTATGTGGATTCCCGGAAGATTACGATCTTTCATTCTTGAAGGAAAGTGAAGCTTTCGATCTGCTCGGCAACACAGTATGTATCCCAGTTATCAAAGCCATTTCAGAACGGTTAGCAGATATGTATGCTAACTGAACAAAACAGCAACAGAGGCGGACGCACCCAATGCGCCCGTCTCTATATTTTTTGTATCCTATACGAGGACGCATTTACAAGCCATTCGTCACTGTCAAAAATGGTTTCATATGGATTTCTAATAAACTCAGGTTGATATCCTGGCTCTCCCATTCTCAAATAATCAACCAGACATAGAATGTATTTGTCCGCTTTAATTCTGGCAACATCCGACTCATTTTCAGACCAAAAAAAGTGCGGCGATCCCATGTAGCATTTCACTTCAATGAACCGATCGTAATGCTCGGTTTCATTGCTCTCGTAGGAAACTATGTCATAACCGGCAGCAACATCAAAGTCAGAGATTCTTTTTATCTTCTGTGCAAGTTCTGGAAGGCGTTTTCTCTCAAGTCCCAGCACAAATTCCTCTGCCTCAAGACCGCGTCTACTTTGGTCTTCTTGCTGCTTTAATAATTGCTCCAGTGTGAATTTTTTCCTTCGGTTACATAATTGCTCCGTCCAGTCAGATTCATAATTCCCTGCTACACATATTTCTCCGTTCTCTTCCTTATCAAGCGCTCCGGCCATAGTGAGGAAATTACGGACAGCAGCATAAGCCAATGGAAAGGCAGATCGCTTAATTGTTAGGTGTCCTTTTTCGGCATCAAATCCAGTAGCATCCTTATCAAAAATACCTTCTTCAACAAGCCTATTGATGCTCATGGCGGCTAACTGCTCGATGATCTCGCCGTTACTTTTCGCAGCGAGTGTATCAAGCTCAGGCAAAGGCATAACGGTATCTGCGGTTGTATCCACCAACCTCAGATACTCAAAAAATGCTACTGCACCAGGACAATTTACAGTAATGTTGTTTTCCAAGGCACACCTGTTCCTAATCTCGTCTCTACTGATTCTTTCTTTTCCAGCCATAATCGAGACGAGAAACAGAATGCCATCAACATTACCGATGGAATTACATCTTTTTAGTTCTGTTAACATATTCTGCAATTAGAGCCTTGATATCATCATCGCCGGTTTCCAATCCTGCGTTCTCAAACAATGGAATTGGCATACTTTCGATGATATCACGAAGCCTTGTCTCCTTCTCGATTAATCTGTTATGGATTACCTCATCGATAGACTCTTCCGATAACAGGTAATAATAGTTTGTCTCTGTTCCCGGCTTTAATCCGTATCTGTGGATGCGATCCTTTGACTGTATAAAATGTGCTGCATTAAAACTTCTCTCCATATAAATGGCATTATGACAAGCCTTGTGCAAGGAAATCGATTCGGAAACCGCAAATGGGTTAGCGATAATCACCTTGAACGATGAATCTGGCTTGTGGAACTCAGCTATAATCTTTTCCCGGGTTTCGACCTCATCCTCGTCCTCTTCACCTGTAGCTACAGGAGTAGCTCCATATAGCGTTTTGCACGGAATACCACATGAAAGTAGGTACTTCTCAAAGTCGAGAATATTTTTGATATAGATTGCCCAAACTACGACTTTCCCACCAGATGCAATAATCCCTTCAATAAGTTCACGTGCTTTTACAAACTTTGCAGGCGTTTCCAATTTCGCATATTGCAGAACATCTGATATCAAAGAAGCGTCTTCTGCCACCGCCTCCGAATCAAATCCCTCAAATGACGCAAAGTTCTTAAGAGGCACACTAAGAAGATTGGGATTGGTAGCAGCTTGCATCATTCTCAATAGCCGTGCTTTTACCAGATCTTGTCTGAACCAATCGTCCTTGCTCGAGACAATATCACTCATATACTTTTTCTCTATTACATCGTATATTCTGCGCTGTGTTTCTCCCATAGGAACGACAATCGGTTCATGCTCTGTTGCTTGTGGGATACCAAGATCACTCTTTTTTACACGTATAAAGAAAGGCTCTATTGACCGCAGTAAAGTATCTACTCTCGGATCATTCTCAGCCTTGCTCATATTCTTGAGTTGATAAACCTCAAACGGTATTATTTTCTTGGTAGGCCAAATGAACTTATAAAGATTATACAAATCTTCATATCCATTAGGCGCAGGTGTACCTGTAAGCACAACCCTTGACGAGCAGTAAGCTGCTATTTCTAACACTCCTGCCGCAGTTACTCCACCACTTGTATTTTTAATCTTGTGTGCCTCATCCAAGACAACCATCACTTTATTGTTCCTAAGAAAATATATTAGTTCCTCTTTAAGCGATGGTACAGAGGCATAAGAGAGCAGCGTGATCCTGGCAGGATTCAGCGAATACAGATATTGTTTTTTCTCTTCAATTGGGACTTTCCCATTCAATCTTTTTGTTGATGGCTTTTCACCGAAGCATTCCTCATACTCTAATTCCCAGGGACCAAATGCACTGAGTGGTGAGATGATAAGAAGTCGATCTACATACTTTTTATCATCCTGGGGCAGATTTGAAAGAAAAGCAAACGCCCCATATACCACGCTTGTTTTACCTGCTCCAGGTACAGAGAAGTTACACGCATTCTGCGAAAAAGCGAGGTGGTATGCAGATAACAACTGCAATTCATATAGGCTTCTGTTAGACAGATTTATACTAACTGAATCAACGAACCGCTCAAAGTCCCCTTTGTCACATTTATTGTCTCTGATCAGGCGCGCCTTTTCCGCAAACTCACCAAATTTTTCTTCTTCAAGCGCATAATTAGTTACAGCCTCAGAAACCCTTCCGGAGAAAACAAGGTCAGCACCAATATACTCACAGAGTTTCTTTATTCGGTCGATACTTTTATTGATGTCATCATCAGCCTCAACAACAATACTATCGTCTGTCTTAGCGAATTTTACCGTATCTTTCAAGTACCGAGCTGCACGTCTATTGCTAAAAATGGAATCAACGTCCCCAGTGATAATCAGAGAACTGCCGTTTTCATTTGATTCAAGACACAGTTTCTTCATTCACTCTACTTCCTTTATAAACCGAGTATTTCCTTGAACTTTGATACAAATTCATCCAAGGATGATACGCAGCCGCGCACATTGCTGTCACTCAAAAAGCTCGGCTGGCTCACATCTACGACTTCAAGCGCCTGGCAAGCCTTCATGAGCTGCTGTAACGGCTTTGCTGCATTAGCATGGTTATTCAAGATATCCATGCTCTGAATATAGTTATCGTCAAACGACTCCTCGACCTTCTGTTTCCACTGTTGATCCCTTGCCTTCAAAGCGCGTCCCAGGTCCGGCGGGTTCTTAGCCATAATATCCTCTACGGATTCTTCTTGGACAGAATCAGTGGTAGCGAAATGCTGGTCACGGAACTGTTCCCACACCTCCTGCTTTGCAAAGAAACTGGATGCCGGCTTCTTCGCAGAGGGCACCGAAATAATATCGCGGAAAAGGGTCTGCTCAAAATTTGCTCTGATATAGTCAAAAGCAATCAGCTTTAAGTCAGCAACGTCAGCTTCAGGATCATAGGCCCACATTGAAGCCACACCCGCCTTATATTTCTTAAGGGCAGAATCTAACTTAAGGAAGGAGTCTTCGCTCTTATCCAACTGTGTGTACATACCCGAATAGCCATACTCATCCAGGTACTCATCCATCAAACGCAGAGCAGAGAGCATTGTACGGACTTCTCCGGGTTTGCAGTCCATCATCCCTGCAATATCATCATCGGTGAAGCCGGCATCCTTTAAATCCTTACACTTCAGATACTTTTCGATAGGGTTATAATCGACTTTAGCATCTTCGCCCATCTGATAGGTGGTTTCCAGCGCAAGGATTTCTTTTTTATCGGCACCCTCGGGGAGAATAATAGCAATGAAATACTGGCAATGTCCCTTTTCGTTAAACGGGATATTTTCATCTGCCATTATATTGTTCAGCAAACTTGCGCGGCGGTTACCGTCAATTATCATGCCGTCCGCAGTCACAATGCCATGCCTCTGCTGGTGCTCTTTCAGAAGGCGCTCCTTGGTTTTCTTATTAGCCTCCGGCTTGGAGTCCCACAGAAATTTTTCAATAATTCTCTTGTCGTCAGGATCTTCCGGGTTCAGCTGATGGTTTTGCCGCTCATAAGACTTAACAACGCTTCCTATTCTCCCGTTGTATGGGTTATATACAAGATACTCAAGCGGAATCTCGTAAGCATCGAGAGTAATGATGCTGCCATGATAAACGATAGGAATACCTGTCCGACACGCCTTTTCCGGATGATCGGTGAACTCCTTCAGTTTTGCTTTTCTTTCAGTAGCGTTCATATTTCAAACCCTCCACAGTTATAATTCGTCAATGTGCGCGTCAATGATGTCTTCCAATAGCCCCATATTCTGAAAGTTCAAAACATAATCAGAACATCTATGGATTTCCCGAAGATCGGCCTGTCTGCCGATCCAGCCGGCACCATCCAAGAAATTGACGAAGATGATATTATTCCCAGCATCCCGTTCTGCTTTTATAACGGCTTCTGTTTTCCTCGCGGCTTCCTTTTTGCTTCCTTGGCTACTTGAAGTAGTAACGCTATATGAAACATCGAGGATAAGCTTCGGCTTGGCAGGAGATTCCAAGACAAAACTGACTGCCCGATCAAGTTTAGAAACCCGAACATTCTTCTGGTATTCAAGTCCATGCTTCGCACAGACCCTTTTCAATTCCTTTTCTATATCTGCCAATATTGCATCGCCGATCATATTGCTGTAGGTACCTTCTAACCCACGTTTCACCAACTGGCGGACGCTACCCTCGTCTTGGATTTTGGCGAGGGTACTATCGTCCATAGCCATATTCTCCAAATAAAACGGAGGGATACATGCCTGCATCTTGGGATCGTGTTTCCCGTCCCAAATGAGATTCAAGACGCTTTCCATCATCGCCGGGCTTTCCATCATCGCAGAACGGATCTTACTGAGACCCCATTCTGTTGCGAATACGAAACCGCGGTCTTTCCTTATCATCGAAACCATCCGCTTGAATCTTTCTTCGGAGATTTCTGCAACAGAGGTGAGCCTGTCCAGAGAATCCTTGTGATCGATAATGTATTGCTTCAGCGTTTCCTTGCTGGTAATGGTCTTAAGCCCCACAAGGATATCCGCAGTCTGAGCATCTATTGTTTTTCTGATGGACTCTTCGCAGCTGTCATTAATGTAGAACATTGTGGTCGAGTTGAACATCTCGTCATAAGACAGCTTCTTCGCCTTAGTTTCCGCCATGTATGAACCTCCAATCGTTATGATGTACATATCATATCACACTCGGGTAAAAAAGGCAATAGGGAAATTACACTTTTTTGCGGATTTTTTTGAGAACCGTATTTTCGTGTTTTCAGATGTCTGTGGGTCCAAAATATACGCATATACGCTTATTAGCGAATTATGTAATTTAAAAAATTCCCGACACAAGACATCATCTTTGCCGGGAATCAGGGATCATCATAAATACCTTCTGAAGCACAACTGTTTATCATTTTGTCAAATGCAGCCTCTTCTATCGCTTGCAAGCAACCTTCCAGATCTTTTTTTATATCATTCCCCCAGAACCGAATTACTGTCCAATCCAGAGCCTCTAATTCTTTTTCAACTCTTCTGTCACGCTCCATGTTCTCCTCAATATGCTTTATCCAATACTGTGGGTTTTTACCGCGCTCCAATCGAGTTTTCAGCTGATCCCACTCTTTCCCATGGAAAAACTCGCTATCGCAGAAAACAGCTATCTTGTGCTTCATAATTGCAATGTCAGGAGAACCCGGTAGTTTCTTGTAATTTTTCCTATATCGGTATCCGTCATGCCATAAACGCTTTCGCAGCGCCACTTCAATACTTGTGTCTTTGCTGCGAATTTTCTGCATATTCTTTCTTGTCTTCTCGGACACCTCGCCAAATTGGCGCTCCTTTCTTCGCATAGACACCATCTCCCGGTCCGGTATTTCTGGCGTGTTCACACACATAACGATAGGACTTTCTTTTCGTTATGTGATTTACTTTTCGTTATGGGTGTATGCAAAAACTGTCTTCAGCAGATGCATATTCATCAATGAACGCAAGGTTTTCTGCTTATCATTCTGTTTCACACCACATTTCGCACACCCCTCGGTGTGAGAAAAGCGGTTATTCCTATATATCGTAAAACACCCTAACGAAAACGGGCAGAAATCCATGTATCAATCACGCAACTGCTTCATCATAGACCTTGTTGATTTTCGTTTTGCCAATGGTGCCGAGGCGAGCCAGCAGCTCTGAAACATCGGCGGGAGTGAAATACTGACCGCCCTTTTTACCGGCATTGGCGGCATACATTCCCATTAGGTACTCATACGCATCGCCGAACAGGTCGGGATTGCTGCCCTCCGTGGAGAACAAAGGCATCTGTGCCACGCCGTTCAGCAGCTCCACCAGCACTTTGTTGCGCTTGGCGACGGTCTCACCGATGGCCTTGCTGTTCACATCAAAATCGTCAAACAGACCTGCAAAATCATTCTCAGCGTCTCCGCTGGCGGCGCTGCTCTCAATGTGGTTGAACACACGCTCCAGCGTCTCGTTCAGGTTGTCGTCCTTGTCCGCCCGGGCGAGGACATTGCAGAACAATTCGGAGGGCAGAATGAAGAAGCCCTTTTCCTGCACCAGTCCCTCACGGGCAGTCTCCGCCTCAGCGTCCGGCATTTTGGCGTAGTCAAAGGCCTTGTTCCCGGCGGCGTACTCGCCCTCGTTGATATAGGCGGTGAAGTTCTCCGAAATATAGCGGTAGAACATCGTGCCCAGCACATAAGATTTGAAGTCCCACTCTGCCACATGACCTGCGTGGACAAGGTCGGTGGCGATTTTATAGATGCGGCGGAACAGTTCGTCCCGTTCCTGGTCTTTCTTTATCTCTGCCATCTTCGTTACTCCTTATCTGCCAGCCACGCCGTTTCAATCTCATCAAAGGGGATGTTGTTTTCCTCACAAAATGCCTTGATTTTTTTCATTGCCGTGATATTCGGCTTGGTTTTGGCGTTTTCCCAACGGTTTATCGTTCCAACGGATACATTCAGTACTTTTGCGAAATCCTCCTGTGACAGCAGGGCTTTCTTACGCATGATCCGGATCAACTCGCTTAAAGGCGTCATCAAACAATTCTCCTTCCAGAAGATTAACAGCATTATACCATAAACCTATCATTTTCTCAAGTAGCGTAGCGAAAATAGGCGGAAACGAATTTCATAAGCAAAGAGGCACAGCCTTCGGATTGATCCGTTGGCTGTGCCTTTTTTGCAACTTTAAGAAAAATTTGAAAAATAGCTTCGTACAAATCGAGAAAAATTTCCCAGTTGGTTGGTAGAGAGAAAATTTCAAAATCTTTCGTTCAAATCCGAAAAATTTTCCCAGTTGGTTAGTAGGGGGTTAAAAAATCAGCCTTCTCGCTGGCTATCTATTGAGGGGACCATCTTGTGTGCCTTGATAGTGGCGGAAGAAATTTTTTTGAAATAGTGTGGGAATTTCGCAGAAAAATTCGGCAAATAGAAAGTGAGAGGGCGCTAGAAGATTTCGGCGTAGTCCGCAGCTCTGGTGGCCTTTCATATGTACCTTGAAAGTTGAATCACAGAAAAATTTCTGAAAGAGGGTCACCAAACACCTACCCGTTTTAGTAACAAGTGAGAGGAGGCTTTCCAATGGTCATCAAAATTACGCCGCAGCAGGCGAAAAGGGTCAACGCCCTGTTGCGGAAGCTGTGCGCCAATTACGATGGCGGCAACTGCCTGCTGCTGGACGACGGCGAGCCCTGTGTCTGCGTCCAGAGCGTCAGCAAGTACGGCATCTACTGCAACTACTTCAAGAATGCCGTGCTCCCAGTGGACGAAGGGCTGCACGCCGAGATAATGAAGCCGACCGACGGCAAGCGCTGTGTGCTGTGCCGTCAGGCGTTTGCGTCGAGGGCGAAGAATCAGCGTTATTGTCCGGCCTGCGCCGCCAAGCAGAAACGGCTGAAGGCAGCCGAACGGCAGCGCCGAAAGCGGGCATCGGCGTCACGCTTTTAAGGTGCGGACAGCCCTGAAATACAAGGCTTTTTTGAACCCAAATCAACCCAAGCAATACAGCAACACCTTAACCTCAAAAATCCGCTTTGAAAAGCGTGACAAATTCAAGCGAAAGGAGGAATTCAATGAACCCATATTTTACAGTCAACGACTCCGAACATTTCACCTTTTACCGTATCCCAAAGCTGCTGTTCACAGATGAGATTTACCAAACTGTTTCCACCGATGCCAAGATGCTCTACGGCCTGCTGCTGGATCGGCTGTCCCTATCCGAGAAGAACGACTGGAAAGACGAGCACGGTCGGGTCTACCAATATTTCACCATCCATCAGGCGCAGGAACTGCTGCATTTCGGACACGAAAAGGTCTGCCGCCTGTTTGCAGAACTGGATGCAGCCGCCCTTATCGGGCGCCGCCGTCAGGGGCAGGGCAAGGCCAACCGCATCTACTTAAAGGAGTTTACCCAAAAGTCCGATTTTCGGAATTCCAGAAGTCCGGGAATCGGAAGGAAATAAGACTTAGAGAGTGATATTTACTATCCGAAAAAGAGAAAGAAGGTCAACAATGAATAACAAAAACACAGTGCCAATGAAACCGGCGCTCTTAAGAATTGAACAGCTGCGTCCGTTTGAAGGCCATCCCTACAAGGTACAGGACAACGAGGAGATGGCTGCTCTTTCGGAAAGTATCCGGGAGAATGGTGTTCTTTCCCCGTTGATCGTCCGTTCCGTTGAAAACAGCGATGAATATGAAGTCATCAGCGGACACCGCCGCCTGTATGCTGCCCGGAAGGCAGGTCTGACAGAAGTTCCCGTGCTGATTTACACCCTTGACCGGGATGCCGCCGCCATTGCCTTGGTGGACAGCAATCTGCACCGGGAGCATATTCTGCCCAGTGAAAAGGCGTATGCTTACAAGTTGAAAATGGAAGCACTGTCCCATCAGGGAATCGCTTGTGGACAAGTTGGCCACAAGTCCCGGGATGATATTTCCGATACAGACAGTGGCAGGCAGGTTCAGCGCTATATTCGCCTGACCTACCTCATCCCGGAATTGCTGGAAAAGATGGACAAGGAAGAAATTGCGTTCTCTGTCGGCGTGGAGTTGTCCTATCTCGATGAATACAGCCAGCGGGATGTGCTGGAGCAATGTGAGATCAACGACTGCACGCCATCTTATTCGCAGGCATGGCGAATGCACAAGGCCGACCGTGAAGGGCTGCTGACGAAGGATGTGATCCAGTTCCTTATGAGCGAAGAAAAACCGAACCAGCGGGAGACAGTGAAGATACCCACCGAAAAGCTGCGAGAATTTGCGCCAGATGCCAACCCACGGCAGCTTGAGGACTTCGTTCTCAAAGCCTGCGAGCATTACCGCAAATACCTCATCCGCCAGCGTGGGCGGGAGGAACGATAAGGAGTGATAGAAAATGAAGCGGCAAACGAATTGGATCGTCGGCGTATCCGACGGAAAAGTCCACGAATACAAAATTGGGGATGTGACCTATTTTGTTTCTGCAGAATTTGAGCGCAGCTCTCAAACCAATCTGCGTGACCGTGTACAAAGAACGGTGGTCAGCAATCTCATACCTTTGACGCCCGGTCAAGCATCCGATACAATAGCAGCGGAATATGTGTGTTCGGCTGCCGGGAAGGAGGACTTATGCAGTCGAAAAAGAAAAAAGAACAATTGGGATTAACAGCGCTGTACTGCCGCCTGTCCCGTGATGATGGAGCGGAAGGCGACAGTAACTCCGTAGCCAATCAAAAGCGTTTATTGCAGAAATACGCCAAAGAAAATAGCCTCGGTAATACCCGTTTCTATGTGGACGACGGTTATACCGGCACGAATTTCAACCGTCCGTCTTTTCAGAAAATGATTGAGGATGTCGAAATGGGCTATGTGACAGCGGTCATCGTCAAGGATATGTCCCGGCTTGGCAGAGATTATCTCGGTGTTGGGTACTACACAGACACCTTCTTCCCGGAACACAATATCCGTTTCATTGCGGTGAATGACTGCGTAGACAGCGATGACGGCGAAAATGAGCTTGCCCCATTTCGAAATGTGATGAACGAGATGTACGCCCGGGACATCAGCCGCAAGGTGCGGTCTGCCCATCGTATCCGGGGCAATTCCGGCGAACCGCTGGGCCAGCCGCCCTACGGCTACAGGAAAGACCCGCTGAACAAAAAGCACTGGATCATTGACCCGGAGGCCGCTCAGGTGGTGCGGGACATTTTTCGTATGTGTCTGGAGGGTAAGGGCAACGACACCATTGCCCGCATTTTACAGGAAAATGGGATTCTCAACTGCACAGCGTACTGGCACGAAAAAGGCATTGGCAGGGGCGGCAAAAAGACGCAGCCAAACCCTTACCGATGGAAAAACAGCACCATTCGTAAAATCCTGACCCAGCAGGAATACTGCGGCGATGTGATCAATTTCAAGACCTACTCTAAATCCTTCAAGGATAAGACCCGCATCGATAACCCGGAAGAAAACTGGGTCATCTTCAAGGATGTTCACGAGCCGATTGTCGACCGGGACACCTTTGAGCAGGTACAAAAGAAGGTCATCAAGCGGACAAAGCGCCGTGCGCCGAAATCGGAGAATGGCGAAAAGAGCATCTTTTCTGATCTGCTGTACTGCGCCGACTGCGGTCACAAGCTGTGGTATCATGTCAACACCATCAATAAGAATATATGCTTTTTCTCCTGTTCCAATTATGTAAAAGATTACCGTGGCAGTTGCCCGACCCGGCACTATGTGCGGGCGGACGCTATCGAGCAGGTGGTAAAACTGGAGCTACAACGAATGGCGCAATTTCTGCGGGACGACGAGCCAATGTTCGCCGACCTTCTGGAACGCAAGTCCAACCGGGAAATCGCAGAGGAAAAGAAGCACCTTGAGGGAGAGCTGCAAAAGGCACGGATGCGAACAGAAACCGTGTCCCGACTCTACAAAAAGGCCTTTGAAAAGAATGCGGAAGGGCTTCTTTCCGACGAGGGCTTCCTGCAAATTACCCACGAATACGATGTAGAGCAGCTTGCCTTGAAAGCGAAGATCCCACAGCTCCGGGAGCAAATTGCGGAGGCGGAACGGCAAGCGGCCAATAAGGACAAGTTTATCGCTGCCATCCGAAAGTTTATGCAGATGGACGAGCTGACAGCACCGCTGCTGCGGGAGCTTATTGACCATATCGAGGTGTACGAAACGCAGGGCGTCGGAAAAAGTAGAACACAGCGCATCACAATTCACTACCGCTTTGTGGGGTACATCGACATCCCGGCAGCGCCTCTGACAAGCCAT